CAGCGTAAGCGATTCGATGGCGACGATTGAATATGTGATGAAGCCGCAAGGCAAAGTTCTTGAAGAGTTCGCAGACTGCCGGGCTAGAAACTCTTTCATCATGGGGCCACTAGGCTCCGGCAAGACAGTCCAAGTTATCCTCAAGTTCCTAGAGCTAATGTGCGAACAGGCACCAGTCACTCGTGAGACCCATCCCAACTACGGCGTGAGACTCTCAAGGATCATCGCGGCTCGTAATACCTACAGCGAACTGTTCTCCACGACCATCAAAGACTGGCTCGAAGTCCACGGGGATCTGGGTGAGTTCAAGCAGGGCAACAAGGAGCCGCCCACGCATAAGATTCAGTTCAAGCTAGAGGATGGCACGACTGTCAGGAGTGAGGTCATCTTTATCGCCTTTGATCGCCCTGATCACGTCAAGAAGGCGCGAGGTATTCAGACCACATGGGTGTGGCTGAACGAGGCTAAGGAGCATTCTAAGAGCGTTGTGGATATGCTCGATCTCCGATGCGGTCGTTACCCGTCGATGAAGGAAGGCATCAAGCCGACTCACTACGGAATGATAGGTGACTCCAATGCCCCGGATGAAGATCACTGGTATTACCGATTGGCTGAAGAGGAACGTCCAGATGGATGGAAGTTTCACCGTCAGCCGGGTGGTGTATATCGGGAGGGCGACGGATGGTACCTCAACGAGAAGGCAGAAAATCTGCATAACTTACCCGAGGATTACTATCGGCGCGGACTACAGGGAAAAACAGATGATTGGATCAAGGTTAATCTCGGCAATGAGTACGGCTTTGTCTCAAGCGGCAAGCCAGTGCATCCACTTTATACTGATTCTGTACACTGCCTTGGCGATCTGTACGTTCCTAATACTGATGCCCCTGTTGTGCTTGGTTTCGATTTTGGTCGCACTCCCGCTTGTGCTTTTCTACAGCGTGATGCGTTGGGGCGCTGGATCTGCTTCGACGAGTTCTGCATGACTGACAGCGGGGCTGTGGACTTTGCGCCCAGTCTCAAGCGGTACATCGAGGCGAACTATCCAAAGATGCGGTTCCGTGGCTGGGGCGATCCCTCGGGCGACAACAAGAACCAAGCGAATGCTGATACACCATTCAAGATCATGCGGGCGGCTGGCATACCCTGTACACCTACGCTAACGAATGACCCGGCATTGCGACGTGCGGCTCTGGAAATACCCATGAAAGAGTTGTGCATGGATGGCAAGCCTCGATTCTTAATCAGCCCGAAGGCGAAGATGATCCGCAAGGGCTTACAAGGCGGCTTCTGTTATCGACGTGTCCAGGTATCGGGAGAGAAGTACACCGATGAGCCTGACAAGAATGAATACTCGCACCCAGTTGAGGCGCTTGAGTACGCATTGCAGGGCGAAGGTGAAGGCAGACAGGCATTGACTAACCTACATACGCAACAGAGAAGGCCAAGACAGGCGCAGGTCAAGTTCAGTGTCTTCTGATTGCTATGTCGTGTTTTGTGATGACAGCAAACATTGGTGGAGTCCGATACTCCATCCGACGATTAGACATTGCTATGTGATCAAGCCCGAAAACGGGAAATGGATCGTGCATTCTAAGACGACAAAGGGCGTCGAAATGTACACAACGGATGATGTGACCCATGTGGTTGAAAATGATATCATCGTGAAGGCTGTAATTAGAGAACCCCGACGTGGGCTGTTCATGTTGAACACTTGCGTAGGACATACAAAACAAGTGTTAGGGATAACCAAGTCATTTATCTGGACCCCTTATCAACTGTATAGGTATCTGAAACATGAAATCACCGAAAGCACCTAAGCCCACAGCACAGCAACTTGCTGTTGAACGTCGTCAATCGGCGGCATTGGATGAAGAGATCCGAGAGCAGGAAGAACGCTTCCGTGCAATGGCTCGCGGCAAGCTAGGAACTAAGTCACTCTTGGGTGGCGTACCTCGTACTCGTGCTGAGGCCGCAGGTACAGGCTCAGGACGTGCCGCTCCCGCTCGTACCATGTTGGGTATGGGTGGAATGGGCGGAGCCGCTCCCCGTCGTGCTGGCGGCGCACCATCAGGCCCGTATAACGGCGTTACGCCACAACTTCGATAGGTAAACCCTATGAGCTTGCCCCCGCATCTAGGCTCGATCCAAGACATCAAGGAACGAGAAGCCAAGGCATTCAACACTCAGGCAATGTGGCACGACCAATTGCAAGACGTGTATGAATATTTCCTACCGCAACGGAACTTGTTTGATCGTGATGATCGTGGTCAGAAGAAGATGGATCGCATCTTTGACTCGACGGCGTTGACAGCTATCCAGCAGGGCGCAAGCAAGCTACAAGAGAATATTGCTCCGATCATGTCGCGCTGGGCTACCTTCCAGCCAACCGATGAGATCATCCGATTGCTCGAATCAGGGCAGTTCGATGTGTCAGAGGAAGACATCCGAGCGAACCTAGACCAACAGTGCGAGCTAGTATTCGACTATATCAACCGTTCCAACTTCCACACTCAGTTTTATGAGGCGGCGCTTGATCTATTGGTCGGCACGGCCACCATGAAGATTGAAGAGACGGACGATGAGACCAATCCTATTTGCTTCAACACGATTCCACAGAAGGGCATCGCGTTTGAAGAGGGTCCATACGGTGGCGTTGAGACGCATTGGCGGCGGTTTGAGGTTAAGGCGCGTCTGCTAGAGCGTATGTGGCAGGGCTTTGAAGCGTCACAGAAGATCCGCAACATGATCGAGAACAGCCCCAATAGCGAAGTGCGTGTATCTGAGGGCGTGATCTTTGACCCTAAGAGCAAGCGTTACTACGGATGCCTATGGGTTGCAGAGGAAAACCGATTCTCATGGACTGAAGACTTCGGGCAATCAAGCCCATGGGTCACTGGCCGGTATACGAAGGTAGCTGGCGAGATCCGTGGTCGTGGTCCAGCGATGCAATCGTTACCCGATGTGCGCTCATTGAACAAAGCCAAAGAGTTTGTATTGCAAAAGGCCGCTATTGACCTTGCTGGTATGTATACGGCTACTGACGATGGCGTGACAAACCCGTACAATATGGTCATTGCACCGGGTGTCGTGATTCCAGTCGGATCAAACAACACCAACAACCCTTCTATTCAACGTCTCGACACAGGATCGAACCTTGCTCTCGCGCAATTCGAAATCGTGGAGCTTCAGAACGCTATCAAGTTGGCACTGTTCAACGACTTGCGTGATCCTGCTGGTCCTGTTCGTAGCGCCACTGAAGTTGCTATTGAATCCCGAGAGCTTGCAAAACGGATCGGGTCGGCATTTGGGCGACTTCAGACCGAGATACTCATACCAATACTCAAGCGTGTCGTCGCTATACTGACTCGACGTGGCTTGATCGTCCCTATCGAGCTAGATGGGCGTGATGTACAGATCAAGTTCACTTCTCCACTAGCACGGGCGCAGGACGGCGAGGATCTGTTGGCTGTTCAGCAGGCCGTTCAGTTCGTATTGGGTACGTCTGGCCCCGAACAAGTGTTGATGGCGTACAAGACCGAGGACTTCGGTACGTGGGCGGCAGAGAAAACAGGGATGCCAGCAGAGTTGGTGCGATCTGAGATCGAGAAACAGCAGATCATCCAAGCTGGCGCACAGGCTCAAATGCAACAACCACCACCAATGGAAGCTGAATGACCTGGGAAACAATTGAGGGCGCAAGCCCAGAAGCCAAGAAACAGAAAGCCAAAGCACAAGAACAGATCAACGAAATGACCAAAGCCTATGCCCGATGCTTCGCTACTGAAGACGGGCAAAAGGTCTTGGAGGATCTAACACGGCGCTTTCTCTTCGATAATTCGACAGCCCTATCCAGCCAGAACGTCGCGTATGAAGCGGCGTATCACAATGGCGAGGCGGGTGTAATTCGCATGATCATCCACTACATACAGCAAACCGAGAGACTATGACCGAAGAAACCAAGAAGCGTGGGCGCAAAGCAAAGCTCAAGTATGAGGTCGTCTGCGAACATACCGACCATCTCGATAAGATTGGCTGTGAACTTGATTGGCTAAAGCCACTGCATGAGCGGTATGGCTTTGAGAAATTTGAGTATATCCACAAATTCCGAGCTTTCCGTTGCTATAAGGACGGGCGACACGTTGATTGGATCGACGTGAATAACCTAGCCCTGATCAATGGCAAGCGGAGGCTGGAAGTCATCTTTATGCAACACCAACCCATAAGCCCGAAGAGGGCTGTCATTAACTATCCTTGGAGATAAATCATGGAAGAACAGGCCGTAGAGAGTAACGATACCCTGACATCATTAGTAGATGCCGCTGAACCCACGCTAGGTGAAGGCGAATTCTTTCTAAGTGAGGGCATCAAGGGCGTAGGCGATCAACCCGAGTGGTACAAAGCCGACAAATACAAGTCAATTGCAGAGCAAGCCAAGGCATATACCGAGCTAGAAAAGAAGTTCGGCGGATTCACTGGCGCACCGAAGGACGGATACCAGCCTTATGAGGGCGTTGAGTCAGACGACGCGTTGTGGGGCGAGCTGGTTGAGTTTGGCACCAAACAGAATATGTCTCAGGCCGCTATGAATGAGGCGTGGGAACTACTGACAGCGCAGGAACAGGCTATTGAAGAGGTCTCGCTTGAGGCGGAGATGGGCAAGCTGGGTGATAACGCTGTTGAGCGCATCAAGGTTGTCGAGCAGTACATGAAGAACAATCTAGATTCGGATACCTACGAGCGTGTTCGATACGGCGTGAACAGTGCTGAAGCTGTCGAATTGGTTGAGGCGCTGATCAAGTCCACTGCCCCCGCTAAGTTGCCGATTGATGGCTACATTGAGCCGGGTGGCGTTACATGGGATGACATTGAAGCAGAGATGTTTAAGAAGCATGAGAGCGGCCAGATGCTCCGCGCAGTCGATCCTAACCATGAGCGTAAGATCCAGCGCATGATGAAAGAGTTTGGCGGTGATAAGCCATACGAACGCATTGTTGGCTAACACATTTCTTGTGGTATCATAGAGAGATCGGATACCCCTTTCACAAGGCCCGGTAGTTTTAGGTTGAACGACTGACCGACTGCCGGGTACTCAGTCCAAAACCTCTTAATCATTGTTATACATTTGACATAGAGGAGACTGAATCATGTCAATTAATCTCTCCGCAGTAGCGGTAACTGAATTTGACAGCATGGTGAAGCACGCTTATGCGAACGCTGGCTTGCTCAAGAACGCTGTCACACTCCGTAACAACGTCGTAGGTGATACCTACAAATTCCGTCGCATGGGCAAAGGTCTTGCTAACCAGAAGGCTAGCTCTGCCGACGTAACTCCAATGAACGTAGGACACGAGTTCAAGACTGCGACTCTCGCAAACTGGAACGCACCTGAGTTCACTGACATCTTTGACGCGCAGGAAGTAAACTTCGACGAGAAGCAAGAGCTGGCATCTACAATCGCTGGCGCTTTGGGTCGTCGTTGTGATCAGCTTGTCATCGATGCAATGGACGCTTCTACTCCACTGACAACTGCTGTTGCCGCTGGTGGTGCTAACTTGACTATCGCGAAGGTAAACGACGCGCAGGTTGAGTTGCGTGATCAGGGCGTACCTAACACTGAGCTTTTCGCTGTTATCGAAGCTGGTGGTTTGGGTGGTCTGTTGAACGATGAGAAGGCAACTTCTGGCGACTATCAGGCTATCAAGGCTCTTGTATCTGGTGAGATCAACACTCTCGTTGGCTTCCAGTTCATCATCCTTGAGACTCGTGCCGAAGGCGGTCTGACAGAAGCGGCTAACATCGTTGACTCTTGGTTCTTCCAGCGTCCATCGGTTGGCCTTGCTGTCGGTATCGACATGAAGACTGAAATCAACTACGTCCCTGAGAAGACCTCTTGGCTTACCAACGGTATGCTGAAGGCTGGCTCTGTTGTACGCGACGAAGGTGGTTTGGTTAAAGTCCAGTACGACAAGACTGCATAAGTCTTACCCGGCCCCTTCGGGGGCCATTCTATTTCTAGGTGAGTTATGGCGAGCAAGATCGACTTAATTAGCAATGCGCTCATTCTGATCGGGGATACTCCGATTAATTCACTTACTGGTGGATCACGGCGCGAGACTGTCGCAAACAATCTCTACGACAACATTGTCCAGAACGAGCTAACAAAGCATCGTTGGGGCTTTGCACGTCGTAAGGCGCAAATGTCTCTGCTGACAGATACCCCGATTGATCCCAATGGCTGGAACAGCATCTACCAGTTACCCTCTGATTTACTATTCCTGATCACTGTCTCCCCTGATTCTAACTATCAGGTGTATGGCGATAAGGTTTACAGCAATTCATCCCAAGCTCTATACGCTGACTATGTTGCAAACGTCACTGAAAATGAGTGGCCCGTGTACTTTTCCAAGATGATCGAGTACGCACTGGCTATGGACTTCGCGGCGAGCATTAGAGACAGTTCAGCGGCACGAGGTGAGATGGCGGCGGCTTATGTGAATGCGTCCCGTATGGCGCGATTCACGGACTCTCAGCAACATCCTACGCAACCGATACGAAGCAACCCATTCACTAATGTGAGGTACTAATGGCTAAGACTCGATTCATTCAGTCTAGCTTTGTAAGTGGCGAGCTTTCCCCGTTACTGAAGGGCCGCATTGATATCAACCAGTATTATCAGGCGGTCGAGACTGCCGATAATGTTGTGATCGTCCCTCAAGGCGGTATGCGTCGTCGCCCCGGCACTGAGTTTATCGCGCAGACCATGCGCAACTTGGTGCCTTTTACTTATACAGGAACCATGCCAAACGGCGGTACAGCGTCGGTACTGTATGGGAATGACGCAACAACCACATCGACAACAAACCCAATCGGCACGACCAATGATTACGTCGTAGTAAAAGCCGATAAAGGCGCAACCAACATAGCTGATATCGAGTTTATTGATATCCGACAGATCAGCTTGTCGTCTGGCACTTCAGATGAGTTCAAAGTTCAGTATTCCGCTGACGATGTAACGTATACCGATGCAGGTGACGTTCCATTGATTGGCACAAGCCCACAAGACTTCCGTATTAAGGTTGGCATATACGCTCGCTATTGGCGTTTGGTACGTGTTGGCACGACTGATCTTGGATCAGCGACGATCACGGCGGCAGGATTCCAGTTAATCCAAGAAACAGGCGTTGATAGTGACTGTAAGCTGGAAGACTTTAG